CTCCCACCCTTGACGGAACCAACGGCGACAAGTACCCCGTTCTGCTCTTCGGTCAGGGGGCAGTTCAACAGGGTATTCAGCAGGACTTCCGCGTGGAGTACGAACGCTCGATCCTCAGCAAGCAGGATGTCGCTTCTTGCGATTACCACCAGCTGCTGCACATCGACGGCGTTTCCTACACCGGCACCGACAACCCGGATAACACCACGTTGTCTACCGCTGGTAGCTGGGCGCTGAAGTACGATCACCGCCAGATTCCCATCGTGAAGATGGTAGTTAATACGCCGTTCGCCCAGACTCCTTAATCGGCGTAATTGCGCCTTCCATTCTTTATACAAGATATCACGGCAGGCGCTACATCAAACAACTTGGCAATTTCCCGCCCTGTTCTCCCTTCGGAGAGCAGGGTTTTTATTTGCAGGCGGTCTTCAGCGGATAGCTTCGGCTGCTTGGGTGGAACGTCGTTGCCGGTCAGATGCTGCCACGCCCGCCCTGTGCGGATGCAGGAGATCATCACGCGGGACACTCCGAACTCTTTGCCCAGGGCGACGGTGCTCTCGCCTTGCTTCAGGCGTTCGTTGATGAGCAGCACCTCGGCGGGGGTGAGCTTGTCACCGCCGGGAGGTAGAGGCTGAAGACCCGTGTGGACTGCGTGCTCAGCGTTCTGCTTCGGCGTGCAGTATTCGAGGTTGGTCAGGCGATTGTCAGTCTTGTCGCCGTTGCGGTGGTTGATCCAGGCGCCCTCCGGACGCGGCCCGACAAAGGCAAGCATCACAAGGCTGTGGACCGTGGCTTGCTTTTGCTTTCCGAGAGAAACGCTGCGATAGCCCTGCGGGTGCTTGCGGAAAACAAGCGTCCTGCCTGCTAGACAAAACTCCCGATCAATGCCGAAGTGATGCTTGATGACCGTGCGGTCAAGGCTGCGAACCGTTCCGTGGTCGCTGACCTCATAGCCAGGATGACCCGGAATGGGCTTGAATGATTCCATCAGCTTGGTGATGCAAGTTGGTCACGCGGCAGGTGCGCTAACACGCTGCCGCAACCACATTACCCCTGCGCAGCGTCAAGCCTTGGGCTTGGTGCCCAGGATCCAACCCAGATCGCCAAAGGTGTCAGCCACCGCGCCCAAGCGAGTGTTGTACTGCGCCTTGGTTTCAGCAGGGCGGGCACCGGTGTAGAAGCCGGCGGTGCCAACAGCGATTGGAATGCTGGAAGCACGGGGGGAGACAGCGGCACCACCTCCACCTCCGCCACCACCTCCACCACCTGGGGCGTCCTGCACCTCGGCCACGAACGCATCCACGGTTTCAATCGGAGCGTCGATCACCGGGGCAGAATCCCCAGCGCCACCTGCGGATTGTGTGCCATCAGGGTCCGGGCTGACGGCAAGTTTCGGAGCTGCGGCTGCTTTACGCGGGGCCATAGGTTACGGGGTGACTCAACCCAGTCTGCCTACAGTGGCAGCAATGGCGGCGGCATCAATGATGGGCACTGTGCGGCTCTACATCGAGGTGCAGGACCACATTCCTGAGAGCCACCGCCCGCCGATCACGCACCCCGTGATTGATTGCCACCCCAGCGAAGCAGCAGAGCTGAAAAAGCGTCTGCAGCGCCGGGGCTACAAGATTCTCGCCGTTCCCCTCTGATGACGCTCCCCCTCATCACCACTGCAATGGCGAACACCTACTTCGCCACCACCCCCCGGCAGGCGGCCTGGGCAGCCGTGCTCCCAGCTGACCAGGCCATCGCCCTGACCGAGGCGCAGACCTGGCTGGGCCAGCTGTGCTGGAACACCACAGCGGACTGCTGCGGTGCCAGCTTCGACGCCTCCTACACCCGCGCTGTCTCCGAGCTGGCCCTGGCCCTCAACGCCAACCCCACCGCCCTGATCGGCGGCGCAGCGGCAACATCCGCCACCGGCCCGGTGAAACGCCAGAAGCTCGGTGATCTCGAGGTGGAGTATTTCGACTCCCGTGGATCCGGCAGTACCGCCACGGCAACTGCCCCCACCGCCAAAGGCCCGCTGGTGCTGCAGCGATTCCCTTGGCTGAAGGACATCATCGGCTGCTGGCTCACCAACACCGGCAGCAGCAACCTGATCCGCAGGGTCCGCTCATGAGCCTCGTTGACACGACGTTTGGGCCCATCCCCGGCCCGCTGATTCAGCAGTGGGGCCTTGATGCCACCTTCGTGGCCAGCGGCGGCCCTGGCACCTATGACCCCGCCACCGGCGACATCACCGACACCACCACCCGCACCCCGGTGAAGGTGGTGATCACCAAGATCAACCCCGAGGAGGTCCAGGGCCTATACCAGGCCACAGACGTAAAGATCTACATCGACCCCGCCCAGATCGCCAACCATTACATAACCACGGCAGACAGCTTTGAGTACCAGCAGGCGGGTACCACCATCCACGCCAAGGTGATCAACCCAGTGACCTACCGGGGCGACAACCCGGTACTGTTCGCCTGCGTAGCGAGGCCGCAGTAATGGCAAAGCGCCAGGGCAGCCTCACGGACTTCACGATGCGCAAGGCGCGTGAAGCCACCCGCAACGCCATGGTCGAGTTGGCTGACAGCACCGTGCGCACGCTGCAACTCCATGGTCCCTACTGGGATGGCTACTTCGCCAATGCCTGGGAAGTGAAGCTGGGCAACGTGGACATTCCTGCCACCACCCCAGGGCAGCCGGGCAGTCCTGACGGCTCCAGCGAGTTGGTGTACACCGAGCCCATCATCCCTCCGCCCGATCTGCGCAAGGGCTACACGATCGGCAACTCCATGGAGTACCGCGCCATCGCCATGGACCTGGTCCCTGATGCCACGGGCACGTACCGCTACGAGCGGCTCCGCTCCACCGCCGACCAGGACTGGTACACCAACTTGGTGGAAGGCGGGGAGCTGCTGCGGCTGAACAAAACTGCGGTGGACTCTGAGTTCTTCAAAGCGTTCCGATGACCCTGCAAGCCGTTCGCCGCTTCTTCGAGCAGCCCGTCGAGGACGGCATCACCACCTACGACGCCACCATCCCCGTCTTCACTGACAACCAGACCTACGTCGATAACGACGCGGAGGCTGAGTTCGTGTTGATGCGGGTGAACTTTGGACCGACCACCGAGCAGACCTTCTGCGGACCGATGGAGCGAATTCGCGGCTCCCTGGTGGTAGAGATCTACACCCCTAAGGGTCGCGGGCCTGGCCGCGCCCAAGAGATCGCCAGCGTGGTGACCTTCGCCCTGAACAACCTGCCCCTCCACCTCGACACCACGACTCCCGATGTGGTGAGCGGGCGCATCAACGAGATCAACGGCCCCACCTTCACCTCCCTGGACGGCAGACCCCACCAGCTGACACGGCTGAGCTGCGGGTTCCAGGCTGCCTACAGTTAGGGCAGCCTGAGCCCCCGCAGGTGACGCCCCCGCCTGTCGTTTCTCTGAGGTCCCCTAAGTGGCCGTCAACTGCACTACATCCGCCCTCACCGGCTCCGATGGTCTGATCACCTTCAAGCCTGCAGGTGTTCAGTTCTGTCTGTCAGACGCAACTGACTTCCCTGCCGGCAAGTACCTGACCGTGCCTGGCAACCATGACTACCGCGTGGGCGACCCCGTGGTGTTCAAGACGGAAGGTGCTGGTGTGCTCGACACCGCGCTGACCGCCAACACGAAGTATTTCGTGGTGGATGTCACCAAGACCAGCATCGCGGTGTCCGCCACCAAGGGCGGCGTGCCGATCACCCTTGCCGGCGCTGGCGGCCAAGCTGGCTCCGGTATCGCCTCCCTGGCTGCCGCCACCGCTGGCGCGGGCTACACCCCCGGCACCTACACCGATGTCCGCCTGGTGCAGACAATCGGTGGTGGCAGCGAGTCCAGCGCCCGCGCCACTGTTGTGGTTCCTGCCGGCGGTGCTCTGAACGCTGGTGCCATCACGGTCACCGTGGCGGGCAAGGGCTACACCACCGGCGCCGGCACCATTGCCCTGAGCGGCGGCCGCAACGCTGCTGGCGATGCGATCGACAAGACCGCTCCCGGTACTGCCTTCAGCGGCACTGCCACGCTGACCACCGCACGGGAAAACACCACCGGTCACATCAACGTCGGTTACTCCGAGTACAGCGTGACCTGCATGGTTCAGGAATGGAGCCTGGACTTCAGCCGTGAATCGATCGACATCACCACCCTGCCTTGTAGCACTGGTGGTGAAGCTGACAAATACGCCAGCTTCCGTACCACCATCCCTGGTTACGCCAGCGGTTCTGGTTCGATGAGCGTCCTGTTCTCTGGTGACAACACCAGCCTGAGCAGCCGCCTGATCGCCAACTCGCTGCTGAAGTCCCAGGCCGGCGCCACGGTGAAGCTGTACGTCAACGCCATCGAAGGCTCTGGCGGCATCATGGATGACACCGCGTCCTCCTACATCGAGGCACCCGTCTCGCTGGAGGGTTTCTCCATCTCGGTGAACACCAGCGATGCCATCGTGGCTTCGATCAATTTCAGCCTCTCCGGTCCCCCCAGCCACCTGTTCAACCTCAGCCTCGCCTGATAGACAGGGTTGGTCGAGAAGAGACGGTGCCCCGCTTCGGCGGGGCTTTTTACTGGCACAGGATCTATACTTAACTGAGTACACCACACCCCTGCATGGCATCTGCCATCCGCGCCATCGACCGTCTGAAGAACGCCGCCAACCTGGTGCCGTCGCGCAAGGACGT